CCAGCAGCACAGTGACCACCGGCGGCGATCTAATAGTCAGTGGTAATCTCACAGTTGAAGGTACAACCACAACTATAAACACTAACACAGTAGAGATAGAAGATAAAAATATAGTCATAGCCAATGTTGCCAGTCCCACAAATCTTACAGCCGATGGTGCAGGTATTACAATTAAGGCATCTACAGATAAAACTATAATATACAGCAATAGCAGTAATTGGCTTGATGTATCCGAGACATTGAATTTAGCTGCCGGCAAAGCAATGTATATTGGCGGAACTAAGGTAATAGATGGCAATAGTTTAGGTTCTGCTATCACAAGTATCCCAGGGGTTAGTTCTTTTGGTACACAGACTGTGGTCAACATCGGACCGGGCGTGCCTGCAGTTACTCAGATGAGACTGGAAAATCACAGAATCAGCACTGTGAGTACAAATTTTGATATTGAATTAGAACCAGATGGCACAGGAAATGTTGCATTGATCGGGGCTCCAAGAATCACCGGCATGCAAGATCCTGTGTCTGCTCAAGATGCTGCTACTAAAGAATATGCAGATAACAAAGTGGAATCAAGACCTGTGATTTTTACTATTGATTTATCTGATGGTAAATCCAATACGTATATTATTACAAATATATTGAATAATCTTGCTCCTGTGAGTGAGTATAGGCCAAGCACATATGCCAGAATTTTATGTAATTTGATAAGCAACAACGCTCAATCTTTAAGCATAAATTCATTGCCACCATCGATTTCCACAGCACCATTTTTAACCAATCTTGGTGGAGCCAGTAGCCAAGCAATTACAAACATCAGCTTCCCCACAGCTAACATAGCCGCAGCAAGTGTCTCGGTAACAAGAATTATCAAAGTATTTCAAATAATCGGAGGAGTGTGGATATGGCAGTCAGATCTACCATTACCTCCATAATGAATCAGGAGTGGCATAAATGGCCTATGTAATTAACAAGTTCAACAAGGAACAATTAGTGGTGCTGCAGGATGGCACCATTGATACTACCACAAGTCTGGGATTGGTTGGCAGAAACTATGTGGGCTATGGTGAAATACAGAATGAAAATTTTGTGTTTCTCTTGGAAAATTTTGCTAATACAGCTCCTCCATCGAGGCCTTTAACTGGACAGATATGGTTTAATACCACAGACTCTATAACCTATGCCTATGATGGCACACAGTGGAATCCCATAGGATCTGCTGTTGTAAGCGCCACAGTCCCTGTCAGCGCCAACCCGGGTTCTTTATGGTTTAAGACTCCGATTAATCAACTGTTTACATATACTGGTACAGCATGGAGATTGATAGGTCCAGAAGCTGTGGAAGGATTTGGATCTACTAAAGCAAGATCAGGAACCCTGGACGACAACACCGGTAATCCTCGCCCAGTGATATTCTTAGAAACCAATGGCGTGATATTTGCTATCTGCACTGCGACAGCTTTTACTATCAACACAAACGATCAAGTTACAGGATTCAGCGACAGTCTATTAGCGGGAATCAATCTTTCTAGCACGGCTAAGATCAATGGCAGCGTAACCGGCAATGCTGCCACAGCTGATCAGTTATCAACAGCTAGACTAATTAACGGAGTGCCATTTACAGCCGCGTCAAATATCACAATCACAGCAAATACCACCAATGCATTGAAAAAAGGTGATTATATCCTAGGATCAGATTTCAATGGTTCGGTAGAAAGAACATGGAATGTGGATGCATCTCCTGCCAATCTCATAGGTAAGATAGTCGCTAGAAATTCACAAGGCGGATTTTCAGCAGGCACTATCACAGCAGATCTAGTTGGCAACCTTACTGGAAATGTCACAGCAACCAGTGGAACCAGCACATTTAACATAGTTCAGGCCACCCAATTTATCGGCGCACAGTTGTCTGGAAATTCATCCACTGCTACACGATTAGCCACTTCTAGAACCATTAACGGCGTGGGATTTGATGGTTCTAATAATATCACAGTCACAGCTGATGCCGCAACCTTGACCGGAAGCAGTCTTAATAATTCTGTGACACTGAGTGGTTTGACACAGTTAGGAACATTGAGTTCTTTAAATGTCAGTGACACAGGAATAGTGTTAGGCAGTGGAAATCAACTGCGAGTGTTTGTTCATTCAACTGGTCCTACTATAAGATCTACTAGCGGAAAATTAAAATTTGATATGTTAGGAATAGGACCTGAGTTATCATTTATAGGTGCTCCAGAATCATTATCTTTAGGCGGTCCCAACGATCCTGCAATTATTTCTGATAATCTATCAAATTTGGGTATTCCGAGTCATAAATTTAAAAATGTGTATGCAACATATTTTAAAGGTACCGATGCTGAAGTTACTAGCATAACGTCAGCAGATCCTAGTAATAATATAACTGCCAACGGCAATTTAATTGTAACTGGAAATTTAACAGTTCAGGGAAATGTAACAGCAGTCAATTCCACAGAACTTACAATCGAAGACAAATTAATAACACTAGCCAGCGGAGCAGCTACAGCAGCTGAAGCTAGTGGTGCTGGTATATTCATTAACGGGTCTGGCGCTTCGGTTATGTATTCAAGCACAGGCAACAAATGGGTTTTAAACAGAGTTTTAGATACAGGTAGTAATGATATTTTCACTACTGGTTTGTTTAGGGGAACAGCAACAACTGCTCAGTATGCAGATCTAGCAGAAAATTATGTAGCTGACAGAGAATACGAACCCGGCACAGTTTTAGAAATTGGCGGAGAATATGAAGTTACTCTAGCTCGACCAGAAACTAATAAAATTGCTGGTATTGTTTCTACTGACCCCGCATATTTAATGAATTCTTCATGTGCAGGTAACCATGTAGTTGCTGTAGCATTACAAGGACGAGTTCCGTGTAAAGTTACAGGAAAAATTAATAAGGGTGATATATTAGTAAGCGCCGGTAACGGGTTCGCTAAATCAACTAATCAACCGCAGTTTGGTAATATAGTAGGTAAATCTTTAGAAAATTTTAACGGAACTGACGGAATTATTGAAGTTTTAGTTGGAAGAAACTAATAATATCTGAATAGATAAATATAAAACATAGCAGAGGTTCTTAACAACATGGCATATGAAGTCAACAAATTTAACGGTGTGTTTTTAACGTCTGTAGCTGACGGCACTATCGACACCACCACTGATCTAAGGCTAGTGGGCAAAAATTACGCAGGCTACGGCGAAGTGCAGAATGAAAATTTTGTTCATCTATTAGAAAATTTTGCTAATAACACAGCACCTCCAAAAGCTATTACCGGGCAAGTTTGGTTTGATACACAACTTAAAAAACTAAAGTTCTATGATGGTGCCAAGTTCAAAACAGCTGGCGGTGCTGAAGCCAGCGCATCAGCACCTAGTGGTTTGTCTGTAGGTGATTTTTGGTGGGACACATTAGCCAAACAGTTATATACCTATACCGGTAATGATTTCACTCTTATTGGACCTATAGCCAGTCCCGATTTAGGCACATCAATTATCAGCCCGGCAGTGGTATATGGAACACTGACTACTGCAGAAGGCCCACATACTATACTTAAAGTCATAGCAGACAGCAAGACCATAGCTGTGATCAGCAAGACTGCGTTTACTCTTGATAATAGTAAAAATGCCATAGATGATTTCACAGTGATTAAGAAAGGTATAACATTAGTAAAATCACAGACTGGTGTTTCTACGGATGATTTTACGTTTTGGGGCACTGCAAGCAATGCCACCAAGCTAGGCGGATTCACAGCTGACCAATATATCAAAACAGGTGAAAGCGCATTTATTTCGGAAGTTGGTTTCAAAGATCCTGGCTTTCAAGTAGGCGACGGCAATGATCTTAGAGTTAGAGTTGAAAACGGCAGCGATGTAATTGTAGAAAATCGTTTAGGCAATGATATAACATTTAGGATCACAGTACAAGACGCTGTCGATGAGAGAGATATTGCAATTATAAAACGCACAGGAATAGAACCTGGTATCTCTAACGCATATGCTTTAGGATCGACTACCAAAAGGTGGAGTAATGTTTTCGCTACAGCATTCAATGGTGCCTTAACTGGAGCAGTGACGGGAAACACCACAGGTATACACAAAGGCAACGTATTGGCCAATGATGATACAGTGTTGATAGATGCTACAACAAAACAGATAGGATTTGCCGGAGCTAACATTGTTGGTACTCTTACTGGGTCGGTTACCGGGTCTGCGTCAACAGCAGTAAATGCTGGTAAACTAAACAATTTAGATCCCAGTGCTGTTATACCCGGATCAGCAATTTCAACAGTAGCTGTACGAAACGCCAACGGTGATATATTAGCCAATCAATTTGTTGGTACTGCAGACCGCACCGATAGAACATTTATCGATAGAACCAATGCAATATCTGATCCTACATGGGCAGATGGAACAGTCAGCACCCAATATAGAACCGCAAGAATTACAGCCACAGCTTACAGCATTGCGGCAAGAGATGTCAGCGGTAACATCACTGCAAATATTTTCAATGGCACGGCCACAGCTGCTCGTTATGCAGACTTAGCTGAAAAATATCTTGCTGACAAAGAATACGAAGCAGGCACAGTGGTAATGATAGGCGGTGAAAAAGAAGTCACAGCTAGCGATGTCAATACTCGCGCTGTAGGAGTAGTTAGTGCAGATCCTGCTTTTATGATGAACAAAGATCTTGAAGGTGGAATATACATTGCTCTCAAAGGCAGAGTTCCATGTAAGGCATACGGTTCAGTAGCAAAAGGTGATAGGCTGATAGCTGGCCCAGGCGGCACAGCTATGGCAGCTCACGGTAATTATGCCAACGTGTTTGCAGTTGCTCTAGAATCAACCGGAACACGAACTGGCAACATCATTGAAGTATTGGTGCTGTAATGACTAGCGGAACATCAATATTTGCTTCGCAGTATGTGGCCATACAAGACAAAGCAGAGTCTTTGTTAGGCATTGGATCTACCACTAGGGGGTATGGTCAGACCGTGCAATCTTCAGATGTTTTCATTGGTAATGCTATAACCAAAGCACAATGGGATCTGTTGAGATTTGATATTATCAATATAAGACTGCACCAGGATGGAGTAATTCCCTCGATAGTACAGGTCGCTGTCGGTGATGCAATTGGATTTGGACCAAGTTCTCCAAACACAAATTACGACATATTGTTAGAACAGGCCATTACAAATAGATTCAATCTTGCCGACAACCAATCAGTAGTCACAGCTAAAGCCACACAGACATTCAGTTCTTCGTGGTCAACTCAAGCACAGACCACATTGACTTGTAATTTTGCTGATGCTACCACAGCTAGGTATTTTTTCAACAGTGGAGGAAAAATTAGAATTACTTCGGCGTTGACAGCTGGCGCACCAACAGCACAAGTTACAGCTTGGGTAAACTTTTTGAACAGTGTTGGAACACGAAGTTTTGGTGCCAATACGAATCCTACTGTCAATTATTACACATTGACTAATGTGTATCAGACATTTTATCAAGATTCTCTCAGTAGCCCGTATTCTGCAAACAATTATAGACTTGAAGCCAAGTCTGATGTAGCAAATAACTCCACAGGCACAGCCACTCAAGTCCAGATACGTATTACATTAACAGACACGTATACTGATCCCGGCCCAGAACCCAGTCCACCACCGGGGGATTCTGTAGTGGGCACGTTAACAGTGAATGTGGCAGAAGTCAAAGCTTCTGGACTGTTACAGCCATCGGGCAATTTCACAATCACTAGTCCGACATATTCACTTTCAAGTATTGTAGCAGCATAATCTCTTAAATATTCTCATGCCAGCTGTTAACAGTGTAATAGTCCAAGCAGACTACAATTCAATAAGAAACAAAATCATTGCTGTGTTAGGTTCCGGCAGTGGAAACTCTGGATACGGTCAACAAATCAGAATCCAATCTACGGCTGTAACAGAAGGCACTAAAGTCACTATCAACGAGTGGGCAAATCTGAGATATGACATTATCAATGCCTACAAGCACATTAACGGATCTAACCCAGTTACCGCTGTGGTCGCAGACGGTAATACTATTCGATATTCCAGTTCATTTACTCCCGATATCGGAACCCTCGACGTACCGCAAAAGCAATATGATGATTGGGCCGATAATATCACAGCTAATAGATTCACAATAGCCACTAGTGAATCGGGTACCACAGCAGTGACCACATCAAGCAGAACCGGAGCATGGGTTAGCCAGTGCGAATGCGTCATACAATTTTATTGGTCCAATGCCAATGATGCTAGATATTGGTTCAACAGTGGCGGTAAAATTAGGATCAGTGCGAGCCGAACCGGTGGGGTGCTTGGCACGGCTCAAAATACTAGTTGGACTAGTCTTCTCAGTGCCGCAGGCACACAGAGTTTTGGAGGCGCAGCGCCTAACGCAAGTCTTGTAACTTCCCCTAACGACGGTACAAACTGGTATAGAACCACTAACTCTTTCCAGACATTTTACACAGCCACAGCCAGCAGTCCCTATGGTTCTAACAACTATCGTCTACAGGCTAGGTGTGTTGATGTGCCTTCAAACAGCGGAGGCACCGCGGCCAGCGGTGAAATACGAATATTGTTCACAGACGGATACACCGACTCGGGTGCAGGGGGTAGTCCTAACCCACCCCCAGGTGATGACATAGATGGAACACTTACAGTAAGTGTTTCTACACTGTTTGCTACAGGTATTATGGTGCCTAGCAGCGCAGTATTCACTGTGACTCAACCCACAGTTTCTATTGGTGCTGTCACTGGCTCGTAATTTATTTCAGACCACATAATTCTCTATAAATAAACTACGCAGTTTATCAAGGAGAACTCATGAACGAACAGTTGAAAGCTGTATTGGATTTCGCCAATTATCAGCAGACTTTTTCAATCCACAAAAAAATTCTCAAAGAACGCACAGCTGCCAAACTGATGTATGGTTTCTCTGGCGGGCTGTTTGCCATTGATAGAAATCTGTTGACATTTGTTGAAATGCTGTGTAGCAAAGGCAGAGTTTCTGGAACAGTGCTGTTGGACAGCAACGAAAATCCCATTTTGATAGAAAATCTAGAAGCTTTTCGTGATGAAATCTTCAGCAGATATTTCGAAGTCACCAATGAATACTTTCAAGAATTTGACAAGATCAAGAAATCTAGATCTGTAGAAAAACTTATCGCATAATGACCAATGGCATTTTAATTTTCGCACATAATAATCGTGAAGTAGATTACGGATTATTAGCAGTGATCAGTGGCGGGCTTGCAAAAAAACATCTTAATGTTCCAGTGTCATTGGTCACAGACCTTAGCACCAAGGAATGGTTGATCGAATCCCGCACATGGCAGCAGGTTGAAACAGTATTCGAACATGTTATAATTGTTGATAAGCCTGTTACGGATAATCAACGTGGATTGCACGACGGTGTAATTAATAAAAAAATACCGTTTTGCAATACCAACAGACATTCTGTATGGGACCTTACACCCTATGATAGAACACTGCTGATAGACAGCGATTTTTTAATATTCAGTGATAATCTAAACAAATATTGGAATGTAGAAGCTGACGTTATGATAGGAGATTCGATCAACGACATATATAGCGAAGATAGATTAGGATACCTTGATAGATACGTCTGTGAAACCAGCTGTAAAATGTATTGGGCAACCACAGTGATGTTCACGAAAAATCCACAGTCCAAACTGTTTTTTGATACGGTGAATTTAATCAAAGAAAATTACAAGCACTATGCTGATGTCTTTCGATTTGATCATAGACAATATAGAAATGACATAGCGTTTAGTGTTGCCAAGCATATGCTAGATGGATTTGAAAACATGAACACACCAACGCTGCCGCCTGTGTTATCAGTGATGGACAAAGACATACTCACAGCCGTCGACAAGGACAAATTGACATTCTTGATCGATCATCGATTGGATGCCACATATTGTGCAGCATCAGTGACTGGAGTTGATATACATGTGATGAATAAACAAAGTATATTGAGACATCAACAACAGTTAATGGAGTTGATATGAACTTTGGGTATCTGTTATTTGTAGCACACAATGATGACATTGATTATCTCAAGTGCGCCTATGCTCTAGCTCTGAGTATAAAAACCACACAAAAACCAGGGTATGACAAGGTGGCATTGGTAATTGACAACAAAAAATCGCTTGAAAAATTATCAAGTCCGTGGGTGTTTGACACAGTGATAGAATGGGACCAAGAGAAATATTGGGATGGTAGATCGTGGATGGATCAACTGTCTCCGTTTGATCACACAGTATGCCTTGACGCTGACATGTTATTCCTACGAGATTACAGTCATTGGATTGATTATTTTATTGCTAACAGTGAATTATATGTGGCCAACCAAGTCTATACCTATAGGGGCGAAACAATCACAGATCGCACATATAGAAAAACCTTTGACAGAAACTGCCTGCCAGATTTATACTCTATGTGGACTTTTTTCTCTAAAGGATCTGTGCTATGCCAAGAATTTTTTGATTTAGGCCGACAGATTATAAAAAATCCCAATGAATTCACTAATCAGTTTCTAAATGAACATAGACCCAAGGTCGTTGGCACAGATGAAGCATTCGCACTGGCTGCTAAAATACTAGATATAACTGATGACGTCGCATACGATTTACCATTTCCTCGAGTAGTGCATATGAAACCAATGCTGCAAAATTGGCCGTGGCCGGCTGACACTTGGAGCGATCATGTGGGATTTTATCTCAATGCAGATGCTAGACTAAAGATAGGAAATTTTCAACAGAATGATATTGTGCATTACGTAGAGAAAAATTTAATCACAGATGAGTGCATACATATCTTGGAGACCAAAGCATGGAAACTATAGAAGATTTTGATAAATGGCTGAAAGAATACAAGCCACCGATTATACAATATGTAGCGGTGTTTGATCCAAATACGGGTCGAGTTATCAGCGTAGGACCAGATCATGCTTTTGCAGATCAAAAACATACAGTGCAGATATCACAAGAAATTGCTGAATCTATAATCACAGCTGAAACACAGATACACAACTGTCAAATAAATGTAGAGTCAGGACAGTTAGAGATAGCTGAAAAAAAGACACTAAACAAATTAGATGATGTATTGCATAGAATTCCTGACATCAAATATTTGGAAGAATTTAAATCGGACATACATCTAACATACAGTTCGAAAAGCAAATATTTGAAAATTCAACTGTCTACAGAATACGGTGGAACTAAAAAACACAAAGGCAGCATCGGAACAAGACAATTTATTTGGGATGGTTCTACCGATATGGATTTTTTAATCACCGATTACAACGATCCCAACTTGATTTTTCAGATGTTTTCTGTTAAACTAAATGAACTAGTTGGGCATAATGTAACAATTAAAAACATTGAATATGATAGATTCAGTGTGTATACAAGACGCCTATTTAAGAATTATGTGATCGAATATAAATGAAAGTAATCGAGTTTGATGTAGTTTTTTTAAGTTACGATGAGCCTAATGCAGATCTGCATTATGCTGATTTGTGTAACAAAGTTCCGTGGGCTAAACGCATTCACGGAGTCAAAGGATCTGACCATGCCCATAAAGCCGCAGCAGAAGCCAGTGAAACAGATTGGTTTATCACAGTTGATGCTGACAACATTGTAGATCCTAGATTTTTTAACATCGACCTTGACATGAGTGATCCCAAGATACAGGTCTATGGTTGGTGTGGTCGTAATGCAATTAACGGTCTTCGATATGGCAATGGTGGATTAAAAATCTGGCGTAAGGATTTTGTCTTGAACATGAAGACACATGAAAATTCCAACAGTGATCGCGGCCAAGTAGATTTTTGTTGGGAAGATGGATATAGAAATTTTCCATTAACGTTCAGTGAAAGTGTTATTACAGGATCATCATTTCAAGCATGGAGAGCAGGATTTCGAGAAGGTGTTAAAATGACCTTGCTTGACGGCGTTAAAGTTCCTCCGATGGAAATTAAAGAACGCATATGGTGGCATAATATTCACAGACTGCGCATGTGGTCAACTGTGGGTGCTCACGAAGAAAATGGAATCTATGCAGTCTATGGTGCTAGACTAGGAACATGGATGGCCAACTGCACTGAATGGAATTATGTTGATGTTCGAGATTTTGAAATACTCAGAGATATATGGAATCAATATGGAAAACCTTATCAAGAAGTAAACGGTGACGGATTAATAGATGAGATTAAAAATTTAGGCGATAAAATAAAAATGAGTCTGGGATTAGATTGGCCTTTTCTTGATGCACAGCAGAGCAAATTTACTTTAGATTTGTATAATGAAACCATGAATCTCAACGACACTTATTTTAAGATGCCGGTGCCTACGAATGTATGATATTTTTTATGTTTCAGCAAGCAACGGAAATGACAAAGACTGGTCAACAATAAAGTCTAGGTATCCACTTGCTCAAAAATTAACAAACATAAAATCTTACGAAGAAATTCAATCTAAATCCTTTACAAAAATGTTCTGGGTTATCTGGGACGATATAAATCTTACAGAATTTAATTTATTAGATTATAAAGCCACTAAGTGGGATGACATGTATGTTCACGTTTTTAAAAACGGAGAACACTATGATGGTATTTGTTTGTTTCCTAAATCGTTGACGATTTCTCAGCGTGAATTTCATCATAGATTTTTTACAGCTAAAAAAGAAATTGATATTGTTGCTAGTATTCCAAAACAATATAAAACATACAGTCCTAATACATTCAACGAATACCAACACATAACCGACGACATGTTTTGGCTAGTATGGCCAGAAGTTACTGTAACTGACAAATCAATTTTTGACATATATTTTAGTCATCATAATAGTTATGACCGCAGAGAAAATCATGTATTTAAAAATCTCTGCAATAGTGTTGAATCTTATCTCAGCGGAGTAATCCTTTGCAGCAAATATAAACCTTTATCAAATCGAGAGTTTGATAAACAGTATGCTGTAGATAAAAAAGAGCACAACAAAGTTGTCAGCAAATATCAATACCCAGTTTATAAAATTAATTCTTATGCTGATTATTTAGAGATTATTGACAATGAAAAACAACAAATGTTTTGGTGTCAGTGGCCTAGTATAGAAATTATTGACGATACAATATTTGATTTTTATCTTGATCCTAACAATGGTGCATTAGATTATGATAGGCAAGAAAATCATGTATTTAAAAATTTATGCAATGATAAAGAATCATATCTAAGCGGAGTTGTTTTATTTTCTAAATCTAAAATTATTTCTAAGAAAGAATTTGATAGAAAATATTTAATTGACAAAAAAGAACATACCCGCATAGTTAGTAGGTATAGATATAATCGATACAATATTTCCAGTTACGAAGAATATAAACAAATTATAGAAACAGAAACTCAACCTTTATTCTGGGGTATATGGCCCGAAATAAACATTATAGATGAAACAATTTTTGATTTATATTTTGATCCCAACGATGGAAAGTATGATCATGATAGAAAAGAAAATCACGTGTTTAAAAATCTATGCAATGACAAAGAAACATATTTGTGCGGGCTAGTTTTATTCTCAAAAGAAAAAGTTATTTCGCAAAAAGAATTTAACCGTAGATATTTAATAGACAAAAAAGAACATACAACTGTTGTTAGTCGGTATAGATATAATAGATATGTTCTTTCGTCATACGACAACTACACAGACATTTTAAAAAATGAAACACAGCCGATGTTTTGGGGGATATGGCCTGAGATAGATATTGTAGATGAATCTGTATTTGATCTATATTTTGATCCTAATGATGGAAAATATGATCATGATAGAAAAGAAAATCATACATTTAAGCATCTGTTTAACGGTAAAGAAATTCATACCAACGGACTAGTATTATTGTCTAAAGATAAAATTATAGGACAACGAGAATTTAAACATAGATTTTTAATTGAGAAAAAAGAACATGATCGACTAGTATCTAAACATCGTTTATATGATGTTGTTTTTATTTCTTATAACGAGCCCAACGCTGACGAGAACTATAAAAAATTAATAGATATGTGTCCTAGGGCCAAACGAGTGCGTGGCGTGAAAGGAATTCACAATGCACATATTAAAGCAGCAAGTATATGTGATACTGATATGATATGGATAGTCGATGGCGATGCAATAATTGAAGACAGTTTTAGTTTTGATACAGTGATGTCAAGCTATGATATAGATTGTGTTCATGTGTGGCAAAGTAAAAATCCTATTAACAATTTAGAATACGGTAACGGTGGTGTTAAATTATTACCAAGACACCTAACATTGAATATGAATGTTAATACTTCGGATATGACAACAAGTATATCTGACAAGTTTAAAGCCATGAATACTGTGTCTAATATTAACTCTTTCAATACTGATGAGTTTGCAACATGGAGATCGGCCTTTAGAGAATGTTGTAAACTAGCTAGTCGTATTATTGAAAGGCAGTACGAAGAAGAAACTAAACTACGATTGGACATATGGTGTTCAGCTGGTGTTGAACAACCGTTTGGGGCATATGCAATTGCCGGGGCACAGGCGGGTAGACATTACGGCGAAACTAATAAAAATAATCCAGACGCTCTTAATAAAATCAATGACTTTGAATGGTTACAGGAACAGTTTAGTGGAATATAATCGTAATATAAAAGGCAATGAACTTAAAGAGATTAATGGTAGATATGAATCTCGTTATCTTGCCGACGCTGAATATGTGTATAAAGAACTAAACAAGGTTAGTCCTAGTTTCTGTCTTGCCAAATGGTATAACGTTAGTATACATATTCCCACAGGAAAGACTCATAGTTGTTATCATCCTAGAGCACATCAAATTCCATTAGATGAAATAGTGATCGATGTAAGTGCGTTGCATAATACCAAGTATAAAAAAGAACAACGTAAATTAATGCTAGAAGGGACTCGTCCTAAAGAATGTGAATTTTGTTGGCAAATCGAAGACAGTGGCAATCAACTCAGCGATCGCGCATATCGCAGTAAGGACGTTTACGAAGACGGACTAATTGAGGAAGCCAAGGCATTGGGATTTGAAGGTGATGCAATACCTCGATATGTTGAAGTAAACTTCAATCAGGCCTGCAATTTTAAATGCAGCTATTGTAGTCCGCACCTAAGCACAGCATGGCAACAGGATATAGAACAAAGCGGTGCTATCACTTTATCTGATCGCTGGCACAATGACATTACATGGGTAAAAAAACTCAATATCGACAACGGTCCTGACAATCCTTATCTAAAAGCCTTTTGGAAATGGATGCCTGTAGTTTATCCAAAGCTACAAACGTTCCGTATGACTGGTGGCGAACCGTTGATGGATAAAAATACTTTTAAAATGTTTGATTATGTATACGAGCACCCACATCCTGCCTTAAACCTGTCTATAACGTCAAATTGCTGCCCGCCTGGAAATCAGTGGAATAAGTTCATGATATCATTGAAGAAAATCACTGAAAAAAATGCAATTGACCACTTTATGTTGTTTTGCAGTTTAGACTCGTGGGGCAAACAGGCTGAATATATACGTAACGGCATGAACTTTGACATGCTATACACCAATGTAACTGATTATCTCCAAAACAGCGATAAACATAGTTTGACATTTATTATCACTTTTAATGCGTTGTCGTACACACGATTTTACGAATACATGGAAAATATATTAAAATTACGCAAACAATTTAACAGTGGTCGTCAGTTGGTTTGGTTTGATGTGCCTCAGTTAATTGATCCCGATTTTTTGAATCCTAAATTATTACCTGATTTAGTTTCTGAGTTAGAACGCACAATTGAGTTTATGAAATATAATCCAGAAACCAAATGGAACGAGTTTAAAGGATTTAGCGACTTTGAAATTAGCAAAGTACAGAGATTGATCGATTGGATTAAATCAGACACTGGATTTAACAGTGAATTAGCTAAAGAGAATTTTTATTTATTTTTTAGCCAGCAAGACAAGCGTCAAGACACAAATTTTTTAAATACATTTCCAGAGTTAGAAACTTTCTGGAAAGAATGCGAGGCAAAATGCAAGAAAACAGAGTAACGTTTATTAAAAACGTAAGAGATAGATTAAACAAAGTTGGTTCGGGATTCTGTGCAATGAAGTGGTTGCACCAAACTCTGTATCTACACACCGGTGATAATCATAGTTGCTATCATCCACGCCCGCATCATATTGGCTTAGATGAAATTGCAGCAGATCCTAGTGCGTTACACAATACAAGATGGAAAAAAGAACAGCGTAAAACTATGTTAGAAGGAGGTCGCCCTAACGAATGCCAATATTGTTGGAATATTGAAGATCTACCAGGCGAGCATATCAGTGACAGAATGATACATAGTTCAAGTGATTTTAGCGAACCGCTGATTGAAAAACTAGCAGAGCTTCCCTGGGATGCACCAGTTAATCCTCGTTACCTAGAAGTTAGTTTTGGTAATGGCTGTAATTATCGTTGCGGTTATTGCTGCCCACAAGCAAGCACCATGTGGACAGAAGAAATCAAGAAGCATGGTAATTACGATCTAACCTATAATCAGTATGGCATTGAGTTTATGACCAACGGAACATACTATGGTCCTAAAGACGAAAATCCCTACATTGAAGCATTCTGGAAATGGTGGCCCAGTCTGCGTAAAGATCTACACACACTCCGCATCACAGGCGGTGAACCTCTAATGAATCCAGGTGCAATGCAGTTTTTTGATCTGTTAGAAGACGAACCAGCCCCTCACTTAGAAATTACATTAAACAGTAATCTAGGTGTAACATTCGATCGTGTTGACAGACTTATTCAAAGAGTAACTAGTCTGGTTCGTCAAAAGAAAATTCGTAAGTTTAGTTTCTTTACCAGCATTGATAGTTGGGGCGAGCAAGCAGAGTATATGCGTACAGGACTTAAATGTGATCACTGGGAACGCAACATGATAGAAGTAATCAAAGCAGGTGCTACTGTAAACTTAATGTGTACATATAATGTTCTTTGTGTAACTAACTTTCAACAACTATTAGAAAAGGTGATTGAATGGCGTGAGAAGTTTGGATTTGAATCAGTCTCCTTTGATACCCCTTACTTAAAAGAACCACCACACTGGATGATTAATATTCTTACAGACGATTTCATAAAACATCAAGAACGTCAACTACAATTTATTGTAGATAATAAAAAATGGTTTACAGATGTTGAATATGAAAAAATGCTTCGTGTTACAGATTATATGAAGGAAAAAACAATTCCTGCAGAAAAAATTCGTGCTGGTCGCAGAGACTTTTACAGCTTCTTTTCAGAAAACGACAAGCGGTTAAATACTAACTTATTAAAGACCTTTCCAGAATATAAAGATTTTTACGAATTGTGCAAAACAGTTTACAATGAATATTAAAAAACATCTTGGAATTTTTGGAGATAGCTTTGCAAGTAAAGACCTATCTCCTCTACCCATATCTGGAGAGCCATGGGCGAAAACTCTTTCTGATTTATTAAATATTGATTCTACTTTATACGCACTACATGGAACAAGTATCTGGTGGAGTTTTAATAATTTTATAAAACATTACAAAGACTACTCACACATAGTATTTGTATATAGTCAGCACAATCGGTGGCATAGTCTCCAAAAAGAATACGAAACAATGCACCATATTACTGTAAATAAATTATTCGTTCCTAATATAGCCAAAGAAAAACGTGATGTTGCAAAAATTCTTTTAGATACATACCCCATCGTAAACTCGGAAGAGTTTGATCTTTTTGTATATCAAAAAATATTTAATGATGTGAATCAACTATGTCGCGATAATAACATAAAATTGATAAATTTCATGCCGTTTGATAACGGTACGTTGATTAATTATGAAAGCAGAGCAGGATTTTGCATATATAATGCTATTGACCTAATCCAATTTGAACAACAACAATTAACACCTGTAGAACAAGAACAATTTATAAAAATGATATACTCAGGCGATATGCGATATTGCCACATGAATTGGAAAAATAATAAATTAGTTGCCGATCGCATGTATGAAAATTTAAATAATACATCGACTATGATAGATATCCTTAAAGATAAAAATGTTTCAAACGACCCAAACTGTATTAGAGAACTATTAAAATTATGATAAACGAACAAAATAAAACTACCTGGTGTGTAAACGCTGACCACGCAATGAGTGGAAATAATACTGGTACAACAAAAATTTGTTGCATGTATCGAGATCAAGATCTAAAACATTCATTAGGTGCTGAACCTATTGCAATTAATTTTAATCAGAAAGCATTTCAGGAAGTGAGAGATACATTGGGTTCCGGAAAGAGACACGATAAGTGCAGTTGGTGTTTCGAAGAAGAAGACGCTGGTCGTAAAAGTAAGCGTCAGCGCGATAACGACAAATACGTTGACTGGTTACGTAAAGGAAATGCACCCTTTAAAGGTCTTGCCAAAGTTGAATTAAACTTGGGCAATACCTGCAATTTAAAATGCAGAACCTGCGGAAGTCATTCTAGTAGTACTTGGATGGAAGAGGACTACGATGTTTATGAAAACCAGAGATATTCTACATATAAATTATTTGCTCAAAGTATGAAAAAGTATCATCAGCACTACGATGACGAAAGTCCGTTTTGGGATGATCTAGAAAATAACTTAGCAACGATTAAACAGTTCGACTTCTATGGCGGTGAGCCTTTCATGAGTAAAAAAATGTGGCGTATCTTAGAAGTTGCTGTTGAAAAAGGATATGCTAAAGATATCGAAGTACACTATGCTACCAACGGCACACAGTGGCCTGCTGAAAAAGTTGAAATATTCAAACATTTTAGACACGTACATTTATCATTCAGTGTCGACGGTATAGGAGAACAATTCGAATACATGCGTTATCCTGCTAAATGGAGCGAAGTAAAAGAAAATATGAAAAAGGCAGTAGAACTTAGTAATAGAACAGGTAACATCTATCTAGGTTGGTGTATTACTTTGAGTACAATAAACATTACAGGATTGCCAGCAATATTAAAAGAACACAATACAAATTTTAAAGAATTTGGACCCTATCTTAATTTAGTACACGGACCAATACAATATAACTTAACTCAACTGCCAACGGACGTAAAATCCTATGTTGTTGATATACTCAAGTCAATTCCTAAAGAAGATGTTGATGGGTATATGTATGAGTATCATATTCCAGGAATTATTAATTTTATTATTAACGGCACTGCTAAATCAGAAAATTGGGAAAAGTTTAATCGACATGTAAAAGCACACGATGAATATCGAGGACAAAATTTTGCAACAGTATATCCAGAATATGCAAAGACAATAAACTATGAATAATAACTTTTTTAATTTTGATCAACTAGATCAATTACACATCGAGCTGTCTAATGCGTGTAATGCTGCGTGTCCAATGTGTACTCGATTTCATGTTAACAGTCCACTTACTCGTCCAGATTTAGAAATAGATCAAATTACTATTGAAAAATTTAAACAATATTTTCCACCAGAAGTTGTTAACAAGTGTGAAGTAATTTTGTTTTGCGGTGTTCACGGTGACCCCGGCATGGCAAAAGATCTATACGAGATTTGCGAATACATAGATCAAGTAAGTCCAACAACTGTCATTCGTATGAATACGAACGGTGGAATGCGTAAACCAGAATTCTGGGCTAAGATGGGAACTTTGTTTTCAAAGAAACTAAGAGATCACTGGTCATGGCAAATTACATTTAGTATCGACGGACTAGCAGACACAAACCACTTGTACAGAAGAAACGTAGAGTGGGATAAGCTCATAGCAAATGCAAAAGCATTCATAGATGCAGGTGGTCGTGCAGAATGGGACTACTTGATTTTTAAACATAACGAACATCAAATCGACGAAGCTAAACAACTTTCTAAAGACATGGGATTTCATGCATTTGTTCCTAAGAAAGCATTGGGCGTTGATAACGGTACAAGTTTAGTACGCATGAGTGCAATGACTCGCGAGGGTGAATTTGATTATTGGATCGATGCTCCTGTAGACCCAAAGAATAGAAATTTGGAAAATCCTCAAGGACAAGTACAAGATCAATTTTGGAAATTTAGTATAGATGATTACAAACGTCTTAAAGAAAATAAACTAACACACAACAATCATCCTGAACGTGTTGCCAACGTATATGACATGCTACGTTCAGAAGATAATTCTATATTAGATAGTGCTAGCATCAAGTGTAAAGCCGAAACTAGAAATGGTGGTAGAGAAATATTTGTTGATCAAAAGGGTCGTGTTATCCCTTGTTGTTACATGGGCACACACTTAAACGGCGTACATTCAGATAGCCAAAGCCTGCAACTGCATTACGAGATTGAAAAGTACGGCTGGGATCACTTCGACCTTAACAAACATAGCCTTCAAGAAATCATGGAAGGTCATCACCTGGATCGGGTGTTTACGGACTCATGGACCAAGTCTAGCTGTGCCGAAGGCAAAATGGCATATTGTGCTAACATATGCGGAACCTTTAGTCGAGTAGATAGAATTTATACACACGAAAAGATGGACGACAAATCTAGAAATTGGCGGGAAATAAAGGTATCTAAATGAACAAAGAAACATTTTGTTCTTTGCCGTTCACTGAGATTTTCTTAGGACCGGATGGCCACGTCAAGACTTGTTGTTCGGCATCTAATTCTATAGGATCGTTACATACAAACACAATTGACGAACTAATCAACGGAAAGGTTGCAACCGATATTCGACAGCATATTCTTGATGGTAAATGGCATGAGTCTTGCAGACAATGTAAACAACAAGAATCTCAAAATGCTAGATCAGAAAGAGACAGTGATTTGGAAAGATTTCAAACTGACTACGGACCTGTTGATAATTCTTTTTTTAAATTGAGAAGATTAGATCTACGCTGGAGTAACACTTGTAATTTATCTTGTACTTATTGTTATGAATATTTTAGTTCTAAGTGGGCAACGTTGAAGGGTTTAAAAATTAATACAATCAAAGATGAAAACGAAAATAGTTTATTTCTCATGATTGAAAAAAACATAGACTCTATAGAAAATATCTTAATGTTAGGCGGCGAACCGTTATTACAAAAACAAAATCTACGATTAGTTAATACTATAACAGATGATAGAAGTTTTTACATCTTATCCAATCTAGCAATACCATTAGAATCTAACTCAATTGCACAAACATTAATAAATGAACGAACTACAAAATGGGGAGTTAGTTTTGAAACAGTTGGCAACAGATACGAGTATGTAAGACGAGGAGCATCTTGGGATCTATTTGCAAAAAATATAAATTACATACAAGAAAAAACATCCAATAATATAGATGCACATAGTTTATATTCGATATATTCTGCATTTAATCTTGTTGAATTTTATGAGTTTATACAGGAAAATAAAATTAAAAATGTATTTTGGAATTTATTAGAGTCGTCGGGAGAAAATTCTACAGCTAGTGTTCTTAAATTATCTCCTGAATTAAAGCAACGTGCAATCGACGAAATCACTCAATGTGAAAAATTATTTCCAGATGCTCCCGGATTAGAGTGGTTATTGACTTTTAAGAAAAATCTCACATTAAAAACAAAATCAACAAATAAAAGTTTTGTAGAAGAAATATATTCATTAGAAACTACCTATTTAAAAAATGAAACTTTAAAATTTGAAAAATTGTGGCCTACTGAATGGGAGTTATTAAACAAATGAAACTATGGGCATACGGTGATAGTTTTGTAGCAGGTGATCAGGATATTCCTGATCGGATCGACGCTATACTAGAAAACATGGAATATAATAGATATAATGTTAGTTTTGCATCAGTACTAGCAAAAAAACTTAATGTAACTTTAACAAATCGAGCAATTAGTGGGTGTAGTAATTTTGTTCAATTAGATCAGTTATGGTTAGATTGCACTAACATGTCTTCTGATGATCTAATATTGTTTGGCATTACTACACCTCTGCGTGATAGATTTATGATACCTCATCTAGCTCCTGAATTTTTAAGAAAAACTCGTGGACCGGGATTAATAAATCGATCATTATTACACGACCACCCTGACACTAGGATTTGCACAATTGACACATTCTATACATTTTCTGTATTAGAAAAACTAGAAAAAATGTATAATCTTAATATAGTTAAATTTAATTTGTTTCATGACCCATTACAAGATGCATCAGAAGAAGATATAAAAAAATTTAATTTCAACAACTATATTGGGCTTGCCACGCCGGGAAACACCCTACTCGATATATTAACTGACAATTGGGGCAACGGTGTTCCAAGGATTTCTGATCACAGCAAGTGGAAGCCCCCAGTTGAATACAAACATTTATTCACTCAAAATTCTCATCCCAATATCGAAGGCCACAAAAAAATAGCTGTATGGTTGGAAAATGAATTAAAAAAAATGCAGGCTATTTAAAATGGAATTTACATTAGATCGAAATTGGCGTAAAGGGTTGGGAACAGAGTTAATAGTCTTATGTACCTTACTAGACTATAAAGTTTCACAGCTTAATATTAATAAAAGTTTAAATAACACCAATTTTGAAAAATATAAAAAAATTTTTAATATCTCAGACGATATATTACGAATACATCAAACAACTGATTTACAAAATGAAATAGAACCTAGCGATATTTTTAAAATCTATAGTCCCTATTACAAACTATCAAATAATAAACAAAACAAAAGATTTATCGGTATTGCCGCTTATCAAGATAGTCAAGCATTTGAAAATCCAGGACTAGTATACCCTGAATCAAAATACTATCCTATACAAAAATATTCAGAATTATACAAACTTTTAAAATTATTTGGTTGGGAAGTAATTACATTAGATAGTAAAGATGTTTCTGTAGAAGAAAAAGTTAATCTAATATCAAATTATTGTGAATGTGTTATTGGATACGAAGGTGGTATTGCTCATTTGTGTCATATGCTAGATGTACCTTACATAATGTTTCCTTGGAAAACTTCATTTGACGCCAAATTGCTTCACTTAGATAAAAAAACTTTTTTCTTAGATTCATTTGATCGAATACTATCTTGGACCAAGGAAGATCTAGATAAATGTATTAATGACTTACACAGCGGAATAACTAACAATGAGTTAGTAAATAACAAACAATTAATAACAAAAAGACTAATTGGCCATTCAGTGTCTAACGAAGAAAAAAAATTTCTATCATCTAAATGAATAAAATAAATTTTACATACAACAACATACGTGAAGAATTAAAACAATGTTTCTTAGAAAAACCATTTAGTTGTACTTATGGGTGGATTATTAATTGGATTAATTTAGAAATTTCTAAATTGCCGCAAGGATCTTTGATTTTAGAAATGGGTACGTTTGTTGGAGGATCTACTTGTTTATTAGCGAAAGATAATCAACACGTGATTATACATACAATTGATTTAAATAAATTCGAAGAAAATAACCATATGTTAGAATCAATGAGGAGTTCACATAATCTACCTCTACTAACATCCTTAGATTTATTAGAAATTCAAAAAATGCATATTGAAGATTTTCCAAATATTATACCTCATACAGGAGATAGTAAATCTTTAGATCTTAAAGATCTTTCAGTGGTGTTTATTGATGCTGGACACAGTGAAGATGAGGTTACTGCAGATTTAAACTATGCATGGGATCGATTATTAGACGGCGGCTGCATATTTGGCGACGATATTAATTCTCCTATGGTTTATAATGCTTTTACAAAATTTGCAAGAACAAAAGATGTAGAATTAACCTTATACAGTAAATGTGCTAGGATTCGAAAAACTGATAAAATAAGTCCAGATATTAGATTTTTTGATTTTGAACTTTCTAGTGATATATTAATTGCAAAATTTTAATGAAAAAAAATATTCCAATAGTCAAAGCAACACTACACAAACCTGTAGATTTAGATGATAAACATTTAAAAATAATGGAAGCTATACTTCCTTATGCTAGATCTACACCTCAGAAAAATCTCACAGAAGTAGTTATTAATAATGTTACTAGAAAATCTAAAGTAAGATTTTTCTTATTGCCTGAATGGGCCATTAATTTTCCACCTTACAATCTAGCAAGATTGATATCGGTTGCCAAAGAAGCAGGATACAGTGCTGACGGAGTTGATTTAAACATCAAAGCATACAAAGATAAATCTAATTGGGATATCGACTTTAATCCTTGGCACGGCAGCAAAGAGTGGAGATGGATGGGAGAGTCATATCATCAGCACCTGCACAAATATATGCAGCCATTGATGGAAAAATATATAAAACAAATTGAAACAGACAGGGTGGATATTGTTGGATTCAGTTTATATTACTGCAATCAAGAACCAACGGATTGGATGGCATCTGAAATTAAACGAAGATATCCGCATGTTAAAATTATGGTAGGCGGCCCGCAGTGCCACGCATTTCCTCCTGGACCAGATAAACCGTATTATGATTATGTTGTATCTGGAGAAGGCGAAGAAATGCTGCTTAAAGTTTTAGATGAAATAGAGACAGATAACGCATCGTCTTTACAGGTAACTATAGCACAACAAGAAGGACAGAGATTAGATCTAGATCGATTACCTTGGGCAGATTACAGTCATTTTGAGTTGTCAGAATATCAAATGCCCAACGGAGTTAACGCTGAATTTAGTAGAGGATGTACTGCCAAGTGTGTGTTTTGCAGTGAAACACATTTTTGGAAATACAGAGGACGATCGGCTAAAAACACCTTAAATGAAATTGTTCATTTGTACAACAACTACGGAATAGATTTTGTTTGGTTCCTTGACAGCCTAGTGAATGGTAACATAAATGAATTAAGAGCATTTTGTAAAGGAGTCATTGCCAGCGGAATTAAAATTAATTGGACTGGATATGCTCGTTGTAATGAAAAGATGGACTTTAAATATTATCAAGACCTTGCAGGATCTGGATGTAAGATGTTGAGTTACGGAATAGAATCTGGGTCTAACAAAGTTCTTAAAGACATGGATAAACGTGTTACTGTTGATGAAATAGAACAAAACCTGTATCACGGGTCATTGGTCGGAGTAGAAGCTCATACTAATTGGATCATAGGATTTCCTACAGAAGAGATGCAACACTTTTACGAGTCTTTGAATCTAATATGGCGTAATCGTTCTTACATAGAAGTAATTGCGTGTGGACACGGATTCACAGAGCCGCCCGATACAATTTTATCTCAAAACTCTGAAAAATACGGAATGATAAAAGCCTATTATATGAATAATTGGATCACACATGATTTTAGAAATTCAAAAGTTCATCGAGCAATAAGATTAGTTACATTTAATATCTTTTTAGAACATACTCCAAAAGCTGGATTGGTTAATAAACTAACAGGCGGTAATTTTGCTAATTTTAGCACAGACAAATATCACAAAATTAAATTTCACAAGAATAGGGTATTAAACTCTATAGAATATGAAAATTTTGATTTTAATATAATTAACCCTAATATTAATCCGTTGGCCGATAGCGTAGTAAATGAAATATGGCCTTTGTTACGATTGCTATGGAGAGCACGTGGAGGATACGAAATTGACGTAGCAATTACTCCAGACGATATTAATAACGAGTTTGGAACTAGACTAGGGTGTAATTTAACAGCCATTTACAATTTTAAAATAACAGCCTCAGGAGAATGGTTGGCCGATTTTAAATTTAATTTTAAACAAGATACCGATGCTTGGAAATATCAGGATTATTCTAGAGAAACTTCTATGTCGGCTAAACGTGCTAGAACATTAGCAGTGCCAGGGAGTAATGGTGAAAGTGATTGGACTACAGCAAAGTATGACGTGCATTTAAAACTAATTGAAGAATTAAAAGACACAGATTTCAGTTTTAATTACCACTACCAAGATTCTGGTAAATGGTAATTAAAATAGTTTGTTTGTTTCGCTAGCAATATCGTTTTTCAAACGAGATATATCAACTTTAAAATCGATCTTTTTGATTTCATCCTTGTATTCTTGGAGTGTGTTAAGCAATACGTCAGCAATGCTTTCGGAAGTTTGTTTGGTCAATTCGCTTTTCACATCGATTTCCCATACTCTGCCATCTATAAAATCCAGTCGTACTGAATCCAGATACGCCACAGGCATGGTATTCATATAAAGATCTTCAAAAACCTCCGGCCATTCTTTCACAAGATGGCGTGGAGGTTTGAACAAAGGATTAGGCATCAGCAGTTTCTTCTGCCTTTTTAACCTTCTTGACTGTGGGATCAAGATCTTCTGCTTCTTTACGTAATCTTGCTGCTTCTTTATACATGGCATCAGCTTGACTGCGATAGCTCTTGGCAATATCTTTATCAGATAATGCTTCGTTTGATGCAGCTTGAGCACGTAATGGTGCAGGAATGTCTGAATCTACTGCAGGAGCGATATCATTTACTGAAGCTACATCGGCTTTAGCGGACGGAGCACCTGCTACAAATGTGCATAGATCATCTACGGTGCAGTTCTTCTGTTCTGCTATCAGTGTGTTAAGATTAGCTAACAGCACAGTATCGTTGGTAGTAGGAGTCATCATCACAGCATCAGTGGCTACTTTTACTAGTCTGTTATCAGCCTGCATGGCCCGCAGCATAGGTCTGCCGTCTGGGAATGGGCGTATGTGCATGATTTCGCCAAACTCAAATGCGTCCTGCGCTTGATCAGTTTCTATCAAAGTCATAATTGAATCATGATACTGATCTGGCAGTTGCGCTACCGGTAATACTAGAGCCATATTTGACTCTCCTGGCAGAGTTCTAAACACCACTATGACTTTAGCACCTGTGTTTTGAATTCTGCCTATGTGTTTTAAGCTTCTCATTTAGGCTTCCTTTTTAGATACAGCTTCAAGGAAGGCATTTAGTTTGTTGAAACTTTTACCAACTGCTTCCAATTCTGCTGCTTTGAACGCTCCTCTACTTGTTGCAACTTCGATGATATTTTTTACGGCTAACAGATCGCTGATATTTAAATCAGGACCTTGTGCTGCAGGTGCTTCTGTTGCCGCAGGCGCTGCTTGGGCTGGTGTCTCTACGACTTGATCTTTAACTTCTTCTGACATTAGTTTCTCCTTAGATGTGGGCATGCAAGCATGAAATAGGTTAATTCTTTTTGATCTTCAAAACCTACGAAATGCGAAGATCTTAAATTTCCACTCTGGTCTAGAGCAGGTTTTTTGCAGATATAATATCTGCCCTTGAGTTTGACTTTGATCCAATCTTCGATGCCTTCAAATATTTCAGATTCTGAAATATTCAATTCAGTGAAATGTGGGGCCACAGTCTTCAGCTTGCGCTGTTGCAGTACGTCCATTGGATTAAGGTCAAACATAGTGAAAATATTTATACAGGGGGATTATTCGGGGGTGGATTCTTGGCTAAGTCTTTTGCTCATGGCTCTATTGTGCCCTAGCTTTCTAACATCACCACTGAGTAGATATAGTTCAAAAGCAGCTTTTTCCTTCATTACTATGATGTGTTTTTTATTGACGAAGAAAGGTGAATCGATATAGTTGTCTAACCAAAGCAGTACCTGTGGAGTAAATGCAAATTCTTTGGGGAATTCTATCTTGTAGGTTTTAATTTTGGCATGTTTCTCAATGAATTCGAGAGCCTGTTCGGTTAGTCTTAAACCGCCTTGATCTTTTTTTCGAAAACTCCACCACCATACAGCTTTGTAGTCTTTGATGTTTTTTTCATTAACGGGTAATTCTGCTGCCTGCAAGAACGCCTTAGTGTAGGCATCTTTGTTCATGTCATTTAATCTCTTCACCTGCAGTGAGTTTATATACAGCAAAGTCTTTGGTCTTGAATAATCGATTTAATTTTTTTGCCAAATTATGTGCGTGACCTGGATTTGAAAAAGAAACTTTTTTATATTTGGGTCCAGGATAACTAGCAATTAAACTACCGCTCTTGAGATTGAAAGGCTGGCCGTTGTAGAACACAGCCCAGATAGCTTCTGAATCGAGAATTTGCTCAACCTTGTAGGTTTCTTTGTTAGCATATTCTAAAAGAATTTTAGGTTTGGGTCTACTCATATACGTGTTCCTAATTAACCACGTATATATTTATATCTTTTTAGAACTTGCCGCCGTCGAATTTTACGTCTATTTGAGTGGTTGATTCTTTGATTGCTGCTAGCATTTGATGTATTTCGCCCACAGTCTTGCTTAGTTTAGCAGACATGAGTGCTAGTTCTGTGGTCAGATCACGTGCTTCTTGTAAACTAATGCGTATTTCTTTTTGTTGACTGCGTTCAGCTACTTGAATTCTCTGCAACAGTTTCTGTATAGTGGGCAGTGTATCTGGTAGATTATTTTGCGACATTAGCCAACACCTGTTTCATTTCTAATTCTGTTTTGAACGGACCTTTATATGGATATCGTTCCAGCGTGATTTTTTTTGGACAAAAACTTTTGACCCATCCTTTGTCAAATTTTATACAGTAGTAACCTGCACAGTATAAACTCTTGGAATCGCTGCTCTTAGTGAATAGCGGCAGCTTCTTACGAATATCAAACATGGCATTGTGAGGTTCGGCACTGGTGGCGTATCCATGAACCTCATTAGGTAGAGCTGTGTCGGCTTCCTTGACAATTTTTACTGTGAAAAACTTTTTACCAAACTGACGAGTTAGACTGTCTTTGGTTTCGTAAATTGTTACCCCTGTCTCATTGCTCATAAAAAATCTATTGTCGTCGTCTTTTCTTAGAGTGGCAATCTTTTCACCGTTCTCCTCTACGATCCAAAATTTATTTGCTATGATAGGTTTAGCATGTATGTCTGTCATTGTGTATATCTCGCATTAAGTGGTTCTGCATAACTCTGTGCCTGATCAGCAATCTTTTTCAAATCCCATAGATTACAGAACTTGATTAATCTTATACCAACTTGACTCACGTTCTTTTGTTCAGCAGTGGCAGTGGCAATAGTGTTTACAATTATCTCTTTGATGTCGTCGGGTTGGTGACTTAGATCGATCAGTCGACGATTGCGTTCATAATCTTCTAACACACGATGTTCTTCACCGTTGTGATCAGACCACCTCTGAAGCATGAGATTGTTCCACGCATATCCTTTGCTGTTACGATCTTCGAACGCTTCACTAAGACCCACTTTTTTGCTTGTGCCTTTAGTACGCACACCTGGATACGCCGAGAAGACATTATCACTGGTATCACCACGCATGCATTTTTCAAACAACAACCATTCTGGATTAGGTGCTGCTTTTGGCTCTTGTGTTTTTTTGTCAATGATGGGCTTGCCTTTGTCATCAAAAATTCCTTTGTCAGTGATAACATGTTCCATAACACCATTGTATTGTGTGACATTGGGTGCAATCAATTGAACGAAGTCTGTGTCTGTGCTGATGATCACATGTTTGTCATTTGGATGTGTTTGTATCCAACCAGCAATTAAATCATCTGCTTCTAATTGTGAATTTTGTAAAACAGTGCAGTTAGTTTTTTCTGCGATAAAGTCTTTGAACGTGTCAAATGCTTCCCAGAAGATTTTGTCTTCTTCTTGTTCTTTTTCTGTGTGTGCGGCACGAGCATCTGAACGATTACGCTTGTAAGGAGCATAGTAGTCCTTGCGCCACGATCTACCCTCTAAACAGAAGATAACATGACTACCTTCGAACTGCTGCCATGCTTTGCGAATACTGTTTAATGTGATGTGAAATGCCATGCCTAGTTTGATATCAGCGTCACCGTTGATAACGTGACGAGCACGAAAGAATGTGTTTGCTGTATCAACTAAGATATAATTCATAGATTATCTTTCTTCACTGTTTTAATATCAATTACGCCTGTGTTTACAGGACCGCCGAAATCGCCATCGACTACTACATTGGCACACAGTTCACGGAACCAACGATCTATAATTTCTTCGTCTTTGTCTCCGTCCTCACCATATCCCTCTTGCTTTAATTTTAACACAAAAAGGTCGTTCCAGTCAAGCTCAAAAAAGCCATTACGAACATTATCTTTGTTGACATGTGTTTCGATTACGCCTACCCACGGTTCTTTTTTACGTGTTGCACGTTCTTTTGGAGATAATTTGGCCTGTGCCTCTGCTTCTGTAGCACGTTCGGCAGCTTCAGTGGCTGCTTTGGCTGTTTCAGAGGCTTGTGCTGCAATGCCTATTGATCGTTCTGCTTCTGCTCTGATCTTGTCAATACCAAATAATTTTTCAATCCATTTATTCATCATGTTCCCCACTCATTTTTAAATAGCGGCACTTGCAGTCTATCACTGTAACGTAGTCCCATCTTCATTGCTAATTCTGCCACCCGGCGATTATTTAGTGTATATACACTTTCAACTCCGCCCACAGGCATGAGATAACAATGTCCGGTAAATCCTTCTGCACGATATATATCTAAAGTTTCTAAGGCTTCTTCGGCATCTTCTTCTGTGGCTATTACAAATTTAAGATAGGTATAACCAGCTTCTTGATATTCACAAACAACGTCCGGCTTTATCGCTTCGTGTCTTTCCTCTCCGGAACAGCTGAGCTTGGCACTGACTGAAAATGTAACTTCTCTAGAAGCGAATGGAGGATTCTGACCCCACTCTTGTAGGAATGTTTTAAATTCTGGAGTGAGTTTTTGAGTGCCGTTGGTTTCAAACGTAATTTCTTTAAGTTTGATCATACTAGGATGGTTAAGTAATTCTGGATAAGCACGTTGCCAACCCAACAAAGGCTCACCGCCTGTAATAACTAGATGTTCAGCCTGCCACTGATTAAAAGGTAAGATTTCCATTATACGCTCAGCGATAGCATCACTAGTAAGCATAGGACTAAGATCCTTAAACCTTGGATCCCAGCTTGCATAGCTATCACAGCCAGT